GCCAAAACTAATGAAATCATGGGTAATCCATTGGGTACCAGTGGCAGTATAAATGCGACTTTTGCTCCTCAGATTACCGTACAAGGGAATACCGATACTGCTGAAATTTCAACTTTGTTAGATCAAAAAATGCGTGAATTTAAAGCAATGTTGGCAGAAGTGCAGAATCAGAACAGGAGGCTTTCGTATGGCTAAAACCTATTACACAATTCAGGGCGATATGTGGGATGGTATAGCAAAAAAGTTATATGACGATGAAAGTGGCGTAAACGCGCTGCTGGAAGCAAACCAGCAATATGCTGACATAGTTGTTTTTCCAGCAGGTATT